CCTGTAGGACCAACATCTCCTGTAACTCCAACAGGGCCTGTGGCACCTGTAGTGCCTACACCTGTAGGTCCTGTAGGACCAGTAAAACCAGTAACTCCTATTGGGCCTGTTGGCCCTGTAGCACCAACGGGACCTGTAACACCAGTAACACCAATGTCACCAGTAACGCCTTGTGGCCCTGTAGCACCTGTTGCTCCAATTGGACCAGTTGAGCCTGTGGCTCCTGTAGGTCCAGTATCGCCAGTTACTCCTTGAGGGCCTGTCGCTCCTGTTGCTCCTGAAGGGCCTGTAGGTCCAACAATACCTGCACTAAAGACTATAAATAGAACATCATGGTTATTAGCAAAGTTAGTTGTTCCTGTTCCACCTGATGTTACAAGTGTTACTGGAATCTCAACATATCCTGTTTGCAATGTTGGTGTTGCAGATACTGTCCACTTCTGATAGTTGTCAGATAATGAGGCATCTTGAATAATTAAAGTATCGTCTGTCTTGATCAAAGCCAAGAAGATATCAATGTCAAAACCATCTTTATCAATATGGCTTACATTGATTTGTGTTGCAGATATCTGTGTTGCATTGTTCCAAATAAGATGTGTATTACCAGGATTGCCTGTAGTAATGGTTGTTTTTGCTTTATAGTCATAGAAGTTAGATGATCCACCGTCTGCTCCTGTTGGTCCCGTCGCACCTGTGACTCCTGTAGGGCCTGTATCACCAGTTACTCCTACAGGTCCTGTTGAGCCTGTGGCTCCTGTGGGACCAGTATCTCCAGTAACGCCAATTGGACCTGTTGAGCCAGTTGCTCCTACTGGACCAGTACTTCCAGTTGCTCCTGTATCTCCAGTAATTCCTTGAGGGCCTGTGCTTCCTGTAGGTCCAATATCTCCAGTTACTCCAACGGGACCTGTTGGTCCAGTATCTCCTGTAGGTCCAGTTTGTCCTGTTACTCCAATAGGACCAGTTGGTCCAATATCTCCTGTAACTCCTGTAGGTCCTGTAGAACCAGTTGATCCAGTAGGACCAGTTTGACCAATAGGGCCAGTCTGACCAATAGGGCCAGTAGGACCAGTTTGTCCTGTAGGTCCAGTTTGTCCAATAGGACCAGTTACACCTGTAGCACCAGTAGAACCTGTAGGTCCAGTTGGTCCAGGAAACCCAGGATTCATAACTCTTACTACATTGTTGTTTTCATCAACAGTAACTTGTATACCTAAATTAGGCATTAACAGTAACCTCTGGTCTGACAGTTATTTGACCCATGACTAATCTTTCAATTGTTCCACCAGTAATTATGTCTAAATCATAAACATAGAATACTGGATCTAATGCTAGTGTTTGCTCATCAGTTACAAGAAGGTTAATTGTTCCTGTTGGACCATTTATTGTTATTCCGCCATTTTCAGTGCTCAATGTCAATGCAGCATCTGGTGAACCAAACTTTAGACGCAATTGCATCTTGGCAGTATAGCCAGTTAGGTTAATTGGAACGCCTGCACCATTTTGATACACCATTTGAAGTGTAAATGTAGCACCTTGATCCATTACAAAGTTATATATACCTGCTGTTGCCATGTTATTCCTTCTCCGTTGCCCAGATTAAAAAGCCACCTAATGCGATGAAACTAATAGGAGGAAAGATTAAGAATAGGCCATATGATGCTAGTGCAACTCCAACTACCTCAGTCGTTAACGACCAGTCTATATTTGGCTTCTTTGTTTTCATGTTTCTCCTTTATAGTGAAAAGAATCTTGCTACAGGCTTTACTGGTACTGGTACTGTGGCACGATCATAAGAAAATATTGATGCTACACAAGCGTCAATCTTCTTTTTGCTGTTTGCTTTTTGAATCATGAGGCCTCTTGATGATGTTTTAGTCATAGAGTTTGCCACATGTCTGTTCAATGCTTCGTGTCCAGAGTGTGTAAATGAACCATTCATGACTGCCTCATAGAATTTAGCAGTAGCAGGAACCATTCTTTCTGCAGTATTTGGATAAGAAACCACTGGCATTCCCTCTTCATCAAACAACATAAATGTTCTTGAGTATCTTGCAGGATCAAAAACAATCTCTCTCATGCTATAGTCTGGATTTCTATATGCATCAATGATTGTTTGTTCTACTTCTGCCACTGGAATCCACCAGTTTTGATCTGCATCATCTGGTCTTTCCCAAATATTCAAGATATCTAAGTGTGGCTTTTCGCCACCCAGATACCATATTACCACAGCAGTTGAGTCTCCATTAAAAGATCCATCAAAGCCAAGTATAACATCTTCTTGTGGAATCTGCTCTCTGTTTTTTAGAGTTAATGCATCCCATGCATCAGTAGGTATCCAGGTCTGGGCACTGTCTGTCCATAGGTTAAGTCTCTTAGTTTTAAATTCAGCCTCTGGTGTCAATAGCGAGGCAGACTTCATATCTTCCGCAGATAATATATCTCCATATGATGGATTTGCTAAACGCCAGTTATCTTCGTCCTTATAATTAAGTTTTTCATCGCCTTGGTACCACGCAAAAAAGAAGGAAGGATCATCAACCTCTCCTTTTGAGAGTTGAACTCCTCTTTGATACATCTGATAACACAGAGATTCTTTTCCAGAAGAGTCGTATTTCGTTCCAGCAGTGGTGATTGCCACAAGCATTGGCTCTAAACGAGCACCCATAGACAGAGACATTGTGTCATAAAGTTCTCTATTTGGCTGTGAATGTAACTCGTCAAAGGCCACAAATGTGGAGTTTAAACCTTCTTTTGTGAACGCTTCTGAGGAAAGTGCTCTATAAACTGTACCTGTACCTGGATTATAAATAACATCTCTGAATGTTTGTAACACTGCTGATAGTTCTGGCTCTAACTCAATCATTCGCTTTACCGTTTTAAAAATAATCTTAGCCTGGTCTTTATCTGCAGCACATGAATAAATCTGACCACCGTTTACTCCAAGCAATAACTGCTCTAGGACCAGAGTCGCTAGGAGTGCAGACTTGCCTGCCTTACGAGGAATCCCAATCAAAGCACGGCGATGTTTTAGAAGGCCATCTTCATTTTCTGCATATAAATTAATAAGCAGTTCTTTCTGCCAGGGACGCAGGACTAATTTATCTCCTACATTTCCTGCAATTGAGTCTTCAGTAATACGGCATAATGTCTCAGCAAAATCTATAACATCATATCCACGACTATTAACTTTTTCAAGTGCGGAAATTGGAGAGAGGTATGTTGGAGGCCATGATTGTATTTTCTCCATGATCAACCCCTATATGCTAACGAGAGCCTATCCTTTTCAAAATCAATATCTATGATTTCTACTTGTAAATCATGACCAATAGTAAATTGCTCAGGAGTCCATTTGCCCATTTTAGATTGATGGACTAAACCAGATACTAAGCCAAGAGAAACAAATACTCCAAAGTTAGTAATACCTGAAACCTTGCCAGTATGTACTTGGCCTACTGCCAATTTACTAAACTGAATCTTCTTATCTTCCTTCTGATCAAACTCAACAAGTGCTTTTCGTGAGATAACTATATTGCCCTTTGCTCTATCAAATTGAATGATCTTGGCATCTACAATTTGGCCAACATAATTAGCCAAGTCCTCTGTCTTATCAACATGGAATTGTGATGCTGGCAAAAATGCTCTTAGTCCAATATCTACTATCATGCCACCCTTGACAATTCTAGTGATTTCGCCAGAGACAATTTTATCTTCTGAATTCCATATGGCCTCAATAGAGTTCCATAGAATTTCAACCTCTGCCTCTTTAGTAGAAAGGACATAGCCTTCGTCATCTAGGCCTATTACAGTAGCCTGTAGAACCTGGCCTATTGAGACGATATCGTTAATATCAAATAACCTCTTGGCAGATAGTTCCTTCTTTGAGATATAGCCTTCATTCTTACAACCAATATCTAGAAGGACTCCTTCACGATCAATCTGTACTATTGTTCCTGTGACAATATCACCAACGAAATACTCTTTCATTGATTCATCTATTGCCTTTAGGAAGTCTTCTAAACTGCCTATGTCGTTAATTGCTACTTGTTTCACTTGCGTCCCCTTGGTTTATGTCGTCTTCTTCAAAAATTACTTTTGCACGATTCTGTCTTTTCTCTAACAATTTATCAATGGATGTTGCAACTCGTACTTCTGCAACTCCTAAACGAGATCTTGAAACTGGATCAAAGCCCAGTGAGGTCAATGCATCTGTGTATGCTCTGTTAATTGCTACATAAGCCTTAGCATCAGCAGGCTCTGTTGAGACCATATATCTTTCTCTAGCAGCCTCATTAGCATCAGCCAAATGGGATGCATTCTTGATTGCCTCAATATCACTAACTGGACTAAGCCAAGTTACAGCGATTCCCCAAGCACGATTCCATAAATCTAATCCAGATTGATTGAGATTTTCTGGTGGTGTTGGTATTTCCTTGGCCATTGGCAAATGACTAATTGTATTTAAATCAGGCAAAGGTCTTCCACCAGGGTTGCCCATGAGCCTTTTTATTTCATTAGGCTTAGGTGGCCTTCCCGCAATTGGTTGAGTCATTACTTGGTTTTTTCCTTTTCTACTAATTCCTTTTTGCAACATGGTTGACAAACTTTGGCCAAATGTCCAAAACTGACAATTTCGCTATATTATATGCGAAAGGGCAGCCAGGGTATGCAAATGTTTTTTGAGCGTAAGTTTTGACCCATACCCAGGGTCTGCCAGGGATGGGGGCGAGGGTGGTTGCCTATTTATGCTCAGATATTATTAATTAATTAATGTTATTTCTTAGATGAATTGCACTTACGACATAAAACCATAATGTTGGACAATACATTCTGTCCTCCATCAGCCAAACTGAGTATATGATCTGCCGTTAGGTCTTTTTTTGATCCACATCTACTACACCAGGGCTGCACTTGTCT